TTGCGCCTGCTGTAACAAGCGCCTGAATAACGTTATCAGTGTTACTACCTGTTACCGTCAACGTATCAGACGTAACAGTAAACGAATCAATTGTTTCATCACCCAACCAATCAGGGTCAACAATAACCGAATATAAATCAGTAGTGCTAGCATACAAAGGCCGAATAAAGTTTCCGTTCCCGTCTTTACTGTATAGCACAGTATCAATATTTATGTTTAGGTCAGCCATTGTATTTTCACTCTACCGTTACGCACGTAGCGTACTGTTGTTATTCCCTGGTCACGCAGATATTTGCGTAACGCTTTAGCCTGCTCCAGTGTAACCTGTTTATCCAGCCCGTGAATAGTCACCTCATTCGCGGGCCAGAAATATACGAGCACCGTGAAGCAATCGTATGTCATTTCGTCCGGCGTACTGCCTATCTCACCGAACCGGTATGGCTCGATAAGTGGTTGCATGGTTATCCCTGCGTATCCTGCTGAAACAGCCAATCTGTGTTTTTTACATGCGCAGAGCCGTCGGTTAATCTGAGGAATCTAGCATTAAAAGTAGTGCCGCCACCACCTAGCGTAGGATTCCGTTTAATCAACAAGTCACCTTTAGACCAAGTTCCTACGGTTGCGTTAGCTCCATCTGTAAATGATGTTATGACGCCATCGAGAGACCTTATTGCGCCATTGATGCCGCCATTCAGTGAAGATACTCCAGAGGCTGTTCTGGATTTCCAGACGTACCCATTTATGGCATTGCCATCGTCATAGAAAAAAGAAGCATTTAGTAGTGGTATATCTACGTACTGATTGTATGAGCCAGTTGAGACGCCCTTGTATACCCTCAAGATTACATCTGTTTTGTTCTCTACAAGATTCCAGCCTATCGATAATTTAGCCAAATCGCTGCCATTTGTAAGAGCCAACGAGACCTCGCCTAGCGTAGCCCCGCGCCCCATCATGCGAATTGGATCTTGAAGTATTTGCCCTTGATAATAATAAGTACCAGTAGGGCCTTGGTACGTTGCAGAGTCAACAGCCTCAGTTACTCCAGTGATGCCGCCAAACGTTCGAAACTGACTAACAATATCAAAAGTTTTATTTACTCGCTGACCGTTTATGTTGCATTTTCTACTAAGAACGTGAGAATAATTATTAAAATCATCAAGCATCGTAGTAGTATCAGTACCGCACAATATGCCTGTGTATTGCTGCATTGCTACATTGCTGCTGTCGGTTATTTTCCTCTTGCAGTCAACTATCTGAATGTCAAAATATTGACTGCACACAACATCAGGGCGTGCTGTGGCCTGAAAGCCGCCACGTCTATTCATGGACTGGTCAAAAATCATATTGCTGATTTTAAGCGTATATCTGTTGCCGAATGTGCCATTATCGCTGTCAGTGATAATTTGCCCATCAACATCCTCTTCGCAAAACATGATACCATCACGAATGTGTGCAGAGCAGTCTTTGAAAGTGAAATTACCGCCCTCTATGTGACACCCGACAACCTCGACAGATTTTGCGCCATTTATCATGTGCCGACCGTTTATGAGATTGATCAACTGGCCGCTTCTGCAAGCCCCTAAATTAACACCATTTGTTATCCCTGTACCATCAAGGTTGAGATAAGCTGGGGCAATGTTGGAGATTATGTAGCCATCGCCAAGACCTGGTAAATCTATAAACCAACTCGTATCGTCGGAGCGTTCTATTGCATGTATTTGGCTAATCTCAAGCTTGTCAGTATACAGGCCGGAAGGTTTTCTTATTATAGAGCCGATTTTCGTTGCCGTGATATGCCTAAACACGTGAGATCCGCCAAACTTAAATCCATGGATGCCGCCTGTAGCGGTGCCGTCAATATGGACGTGCATGGCGCCGCCAGAGTCATTGTTGGGAAACTGCTTAACCCAAGTGGTAGTATCACCATCTGGGTCTATATTCATAAAGAAAAGGAAATCCTCAACGTATGAGCCGCCAACTACGGACTTGAAAACAGTGGCGTTAGCATCATCATCAAAGCCTCTACTGCCGCTTTTCCCTTCTAACCACACTCCAACAGGGATATAAATCGTTCGATGAATCTCGTACTCTCCGGAATCAAAAGTAATCTTGCCTTCTTTAATGCGACTTGCAGCCAACTCAATAGCATCAGCATTATCAAAGCCTGCTTGCGGCCTTGCTCCTACCGAGTTGGCGCTTAATTCTATAGGGCTTCCAGAAACAACACTAGCCACACCCCCAACCAACTGCACCTCGTATGGGCCGTCGGAGGCTTGAACGTGAATAGCATAAGCGTCGGTGTCGGGTGGGTCTGTTAGATTTCGGCGCGGGTCTTCCTTTGGAGCAAATGCGGATTCGTCAAAATAACCAGTCGCTGTGATTTCTGCGATTGTGTCGTCTCTACCCCAGTACGTATATTCGTCTGGAATGCCTCGCGGATTGTTCTTTTTGAGTTTTAAATATGCCTTGTCGAATGCCATTGCGCTGCCCTCATTGGTGATAATTCATTCTACAGCACTTGACACAACAAAAAAAGCCCTGCGGATAACAGGGCAACTGGAGGGGACAAATCAGTCTTCACCATAGCTGTTTAGCTTTGTGGTGTCAATCATTAACCACTAACGGCTGATAGCTAACGCCTACCGGCAACTGCATAAAGTCCAGTTCGTATTCGCTGTACATCCATTGTTGAAATGCGTGCTCGGCTTCCTGGAGATTGCGAGCGTCGAATATGTCACACGTATACTCCTTACCGCTGATTGTTGTAGATGCGCGGTAGTTCACGACCACAACCCCCACCCAAGCATAAACAGCCACACGGCCCATCCAAAACACGCCGCAGCAACATTGCCTTTCGTCTGCTCGATATATTCACCCCATGCAAGTTCAAGCGATGCCCAGGATATACCGGCGAATGTGACTACCATGTATGTGTAATAGAATTCGTTCATTTCCTCGCCCTCCAACTCTTCTTTGCCTTATGTATCGCTGTAAATGCCTCGATATTGTCATTTACCACACGATACGCGTATTGCGGGTGACAGCCTACCGCATTGGATAGTGACAGCACCGTGCGGTGTTTACCCGTTTTCGCCTCTGCGATGATTGCAGGGGCTATTGTGCCGTAGCGCTTCATACCCTACCCCCATTCTCTGCATATTTGCGCATAAGCTCTGGATGATTGAACATCTGATAAGTAACATCAGGACCGCGAAGTCCAGACAACTTCGCTACACCCTGGATTGTTTTCGGCTTGAATTGCAAAGCCTTTGTTATTTTGCGGTAATGTTTGTTCACAAAAAATCCCCCCAATCATAACCAACCGGCATTGCCATTTCTTCGCCGATAGCATCGTAAATCATATCCTTTGCCTTTTCATCCCACTTAGCCAGCAGGTACTTCTGCGCCTCGTTAGCGTCAGATTCGATGGTAAGGCGTGTTAGCTCAAACATCGTGTCGTAATCTTCTGCCAGCGCGGTTTGAACGTGATTAGACGTGATAAATGACCGACGATAACCCCATGACAAGTTTTTACCATCTGCGACACGCTCTGCCAGCTTCTCGGCGATATACCACAGGTTATCATTACTGATACTGTCATAAGTCAGTGGCGTTGATTCTGGCTCGCCTGGTAGCTGTCTGTCGTATGCGGTTTGGTGTTGTTCGAGATTCATTGCCGCACTCCTAATTCCAGTCTGGGTCTTCGAAAGATAAAGCCATATCTGAACACCCGTGATTAAAAACAACAAGCGTCATTCCAATCTCGAACCCAGAATCCAGCGGCAAATCGTCCGGCAGTTCTTCCAGTAATCTTTTAAGTTCGCCGCCATTCTCGGCCACTGGGTGCGACTCACCTGCTTTCTTTGTATTGTAAAACTTGTACGGTATTTTCATTTGCTTCCCTCCATTAGTTTCACCCATTATAACGGGTTAATTTTGTTTTGTGGTTTGACCAGTTAGTCGTCACGCCAAGCTTCAACATCTTCCCATTCGCCGTCTTGAATATCACCTTTACTCATCATGTCTCCGACAATATCTGTACCAAAGTCTTCTAGGTCATTTTGAAACTCGTCGAATTCATCCTCTGTCATGTCAACCACTTTTGAATATCTAATTATTTCCGTTGCCGTCACTCTTACCTTCATCACTTCACCTCAAACTGTTCTAAATAATCATCAACCCGCAACACTACGCACGGTCTTTTTTCCGCCCAACTGAAAAAAGCTTTTACTGCGTCAGCCTCAGCCTTGCTGATAATTGGCTTGCGTTTTCTTAAATCCTCTTTCTTGGCAACAAAAATATCGTTATCCTCATTAGCAACACACACAATGCCATCCCGACCTTCGTAAACAACTTTGACTAAATCTGAGCTTCCGATAAGCCTGAACACCTCTTCACCCTTCCTCCGCTCTACCTCTGCCTCGAATTCTTCTCGGGTGCATACTTGGTAGAACTTTTGGTATCCAATCCAGTTAGCCTTCCAACAGCGCCATCCATACTCATCATCAAAACAAATAACGCCAAGGGCATCATCAGGCCAAACTCCATCAAAATAATCAACCGCATCACTCACCGTCTTGCGTGGTTGTGACTTATCCAGCATTGCTTGAACAGCTTCCGTATCGTCAGTCACGCCATTGCCTTCTGCTTGTGTACCTTCATTTATGCCAACAACTTTATTGCCAGACAATACGCAATCATGCGCACTCACCGTCTTGCGTGGTTGTAGTTGGGATTCTATGCTGACCCATTCGCTGATTTCCAATTCGCTTACAGGCTCGACATCGCCAACCGACCATCCTGATTCGCCTTCTGCTTCGACGCATACGGCCTCTCCGTTACTTACTACAACTACCGTATGGTCATATTCATCAATTAGCTTGTATTTGCCGTCTTTCATTTCCCTTCCTCCATTTTCTCTAACCGAACAGATAGAACCTGCTCGCCGTTTACAGGCAACCGCCCTTTTGACTTAATCCATACTTGGCCGTCTTTGTCGATTAATGCGCCTGCTTTAATCCAGCGGCGCAATTGCGTGTCAGCTATACCAGTTTCTTTTACTGCGCGATATACGCTGCCGTAGGTTTGTTTGATGTGTTGTGATAGTGGTTTCATAGTGCCACCACGCTTATTAAAGAACCAGTTGCCCGCTCCCTCTGCTTAATGAATTTAGGCAGAGTGTAAAAGCTTTTAAGCTCCAATCCCGTATCCGCTTTTACAACCTTCACTTTGAATGCTGCGTCACAAGCCGAATAATAGACCTCGCCAAAGAAAGAGTCTTCGCCAGCCCTTATAGTGTCTCCGGCCTTTATTTCATTCCCAAAGCAATCATTGATTCCGCTGTACTTGTATTTATCTTCCACTTGCTTGACTCCTTAGTTTATCAAAAATAGCATTCGCTTTCGCCCTAGCCTTGTAAAAACCATCTTGAATAGAAATTACTTCTCCTGCATCTTGGGCTTTAGCGGTCATGTACACGCAATAAGACTTTTGCCATCTACCATTTATGCTTTGGTAGCTTTCATTACATATAACGAAACCACTTACAGTATTTCGCCATGTCTTCTTGTTTACTTTTACCCACGCGCGAGAAAAGGGACTCATAGCGAATCCCTTACAAATTTAAACTTGCCGTTTCCCATATCGGTGCAACGATATTCAATAGCGCCGCCGTTAGCATTTCGGCCAACATAAGTAACAATGCGTGAGTATACGTTTGTGCGCTTTTCGACGTTTCTTATTAACGCCGTTGCTGCTTCGTCTGCCGTCTTTCCGTGGCTGTATAAAATATCAAAAAACATAATACGCCCTTACGCTTTAACGTGTTTTACATTGCCAGATTTATAATCGCGCTCAACTGAAGCGCCAATCGATGATCCGTACCATTGTTCGATGAAAGAAGATTTCTTTTCTTCACGCTTTGGTGCAGAACCTTCAAAATCAGAAAACTCTTCTTTGATGTCGTTAAACAAGTCATTCAGTGTAGTCATTTCGCTCATCTCCTCTAGTTGATGATTCAAGTATACCTACTCATTTTTGTTTGTCAACACTTTTTTGTGTTTTATCATCTGGTCCTACCACATCACACTCACACCCTGGAAACCGTTCCCGCAAACTCTGCTCGATGTCGTCGGTGTCGGATAGCATGGCGAATTGGTATTGCTTGCCTTTGTAGGTCAGTTTGATTTGGTAGGGTTTCATCGTGCGCCCACGCCGCAAGCCTTAGTTTTATTGGTCTTCAATACTACCACAGATAGTTATGGGCGCTACTGGGCATAAAAAGGGCAACTAAATGCCCACAGTATTACTGTTATAAATCAACAATATACGTCAATTTTAGCAAAAATGGGCGTACCTTTGTACCCGTGTATATACCTACAAATAACAGTAAAATTATATAAATAATAAATAAATAAATACTACTACGCCCTTTTTATATATATTTATATTTAAATTATTGTATTTAAAGGGAAAAACAGAGGGCATACAAGCGCCCACAATAACCCACAAATAACTGTAAGCTCATGATAAATATACATAAATCTAAGGGCGTACAAATTGCCCCATAAATCACAAAAAGTGCCCATTTACTTTATTGGCAATTAAATGTTGCAATTATTGTTTATATTGAATTATATTAAACGTACTTTTACACAGGGGTTAACAATGAAATCGTTTGAACAAATTAAAACAGAACAAGCCAGCGCGTTAATTCGCCTGGTTGAGTACGCAGGCAATCAGTCAAGACTTGCCAGGCATTTAGATGTATCACCACAGGTTGTGCAGAACTGGATTAAGCGCGGGAGAATTTCAGCTTCATGCGCCATTGACGCAGAGCGCATCACTAATGGCGCAATCACTAAGCGCGAGTTGAGACCGGATGTTGATAGCTGGATTGATGAACAATGCTGAACGAATCATACCGTATAGACGACCTTGAGCAGTATGCGGTTGATAACGGATGCTCGATTGCTCAGGCGGCAGCGTCAACCGGAAGCCCATTAATAACAAAAGTGGCCGTGTGGCCCAATGTTGTGCCGATTGAAATTGAAGTTGAACGGCCAGAGCCAGAAATAGCCACAAGTCAGCGCGGAGATATTTTAACGGAAGTAGCAAAACAAATTGCTGGCAATGTTCAATTCCCGATTAACACATGCTTTCTCCATGCCATGGGGTGCACGGCATCAGCAATGACAAAGGCATTTAAAATTGAGTATGGTTTCGACTCTATACCGTGCAATTTATACATTGTCACTGCCCAGCCGCCAAGCACAGGTAAAAGCGCGGTAAATGGCAAACTTTATGCGCCGATATTCCGTGCCTACAAAAAAATAAATGAAGAGACCGATTCAGAGCGACGCGCATTAACGAAAGAAATCGCAAGGCTTGAAAAGGAGCTGACCAAAGAGAAAAGCAAGGAAGGCGAGCACGACGAAATTTATGACAAGATACGCGACAAGGAAGAGAGACTATCTAAAATACCAGAATGGTCTGGCACATTGACGGATACTACCATAGAAGCCGCTGAGATGGTTTGTCGCGAGCAGGACGGAATGTTCAGCATAGTTAGCGCCGAAGCAGAATCAATAAACGTTATTACTGGCGCTGTTTATGGCGATGATGGCAAGTCTAAATCAAACATCGGGTTAATTTTGAATGCATGGGATGGTGAGTATATTAATACCAGGCGCGTTGGCCGAAAAGGTTATAGCGGCCATGTGAGGGCATCTATTAGCGTAATTGCGCAAGATGACAGCATTGATACGATACTTTCCGCATCATCAAGCGGGCGTGGTTTGACTGAGCGTTTTTTACTACTGTGTGAAAAGTCAAAGCTTGGTATGCGTGATATGAATAAGCCTTACAGGTTTGATAAGTCTTTGTTCAGCCGTTATGAATCGATGATAGAAAACGTTATTCGAGAAAATGATGTAAGTTTGCATTTTACCGAATCAGCGAACGAATGCATTAACGCATACAAAACAAAGATAGAGCCAGAGCTTGGTGAGGATGGCGAATACTCAAACGCGGTTATCACTGGCTTTATGGGTAAAGCGGATAAGCATATCAGAAAAATAGCATCGGTTTTTCATGTTGCCGACCATTGGCAGGACGGCGGCAGCAGGTCAAACGCCATTAACGAAGATTACGCTTTGTGGGCCATTGGAATATTTGAAGAGCTTGCAAAAACGTTTATCAGCGCATCCGACACGCTTGGTTATGTAGGTAAAAAATCAGAAGTTGAGAAAATACGCGTAATTATTACCAGCATGGCTGAAAAGGGAAAGCTAAAAACAACGATGGCATCCATACGAGACAAGGTAAAAAACGTTAAACCGTTTAAAGGATCCCGCAATCTGACCAAAAAGCTGCGTGATGAAGTGTTACCGATTATGGAAGAGCATAACTATCTTGTTGTTGTTGGCACTGATGTTTACATCAACCCTAGGCTTAAATAATGGATAAGCACGATATTGAGTATGTCAAATCATCACACAACATCGTTGATGTGATTGGTCGATACGTACCACTAAAAAAATCAGGGAAAAACTATTCCTCCTGCTGCCCTTTTCACAGCGAAAAAACACCATCGTTTACAGTCGATGAAAGTAAACAGTTTTACCATTGTTTCGGCTGCGGCGCTCACGGTGATGTAATAGACTTTGTGAAAGAGTTTAGCGGCGTTGATTTTGTTGACGCATATAAAGAGCTTGGCGGCGAAATTGATTTAAAGCCAACTGCTGAAATTATTAAAAACCAAAAGAATGCAGCAAAGATACAGCGATTTAAGCTACCTGACGACCACAAGGAGGACGGTGATTTAGCAAATAAATACATGAGCAAATGCGTACTCCAAAGCGTGGGCGGGGTGGATTTTTACCGCTACAAAACCGGCTTTATGCTACCAATTTATAACAGCGACTTTGAGTTGATTAACGCGGCGCACTTTGGTCACGGCAAAGATATGGAATTTATTGCTGGCGGTTTGAGTTATAGCGGTTTTACGCCGGTAAAGGTGAATGACGAAAATAAATGGGCCGCTTGCATAGCGCTTTCAGATGGTCGATACATTGCAAATAAATACAATATCAATGTCGCCGTCACATGGTCGCCGTATGCGCTTAAATATTTGTGCAAGTGGTGCAATGGTGAAATGAATATAACACCTGTATTGCGGCCAGATGATGACGATTGGCTGTCTCGCGAAATGAGGTGGGTGAAATTAGATAATTACAAATTAACGAAAATGAATAGGCTTTGATTATGTTACGCAACTACGTTACAATGAGGACATTATGATTACTGAAAAGAAATGCGAGAATTGCAATGAAAAATTCCACGGAACAAAAAGGGCTAGATTCTGTAGTGCCAAGTGCAGAGTTGCCGCGCATCGAAAAAAAGACCTGCAGCAAGTGCAGAATAGAAAAGTCAGTTGATGATTTTTATATAAATTCCAGAAACAGGAATTTAAGACAGTCACAGTGCAAAAGATGCAAAAGAGAAGGGAAGAGAAAAACGGAGGTTGCGTTTATATCTGATGGCGTTCCAAATGGGTTTATTTGCTGCAGAAGATGCAATGAATTAAAAGTTAATAACTCTGACAATTTTCATAAATCAAAAATAACTGATTCATCAAAAGTGCTTTTATGTAAATCATGCAGGAATAAAGCAAATAAAGAAAACTCTATTAAAACGAGATCTGATTGCAGAAAAAGGCACAAAAAGTGGAGAGATAAGAACAGGGGTAAAGTTAGAGCTTACCAGAAGATGAGGAAAAAGCTTGTTTTAAGAGCAACGCCTAAGTGGTTTGAATCTGAAAAAGTTAATGAAGTATACAAGCAAGCTGTAAAAAGAGGATGGCAAGTAGACCACATTGTTCCAATTATTTCAGATTTAGTTTGCGGCCTTCATTGCTATGACAATCTGCAGATAATGGAACCATCAATTAATATGTCAAAAAAGAATAGATATTGGCCAGATATGCCGGAGGAAAAATGATTGAGCTAAGGTACTACCAAGATGATGCGCACAAAGCTACAGTTGAGCATTGTAAGAATTCAAAAGATTATGCAATTCACGATCAATCAGTTGGAGCTGGAAAGACTCTGCAGATAGCGTTCGCAGTAAAACATGTTTGTGATAAAGGCGGCAGTTGCTTAGTATTAGCTAGGCAGGGAGAACTTGTAGAACAGGATGCCGATGATTACAAAATGATTGGCGGTAAGTGCTCAATATTTAGCGCGTCACTTGGTATGAAGTCGTCATACTATCCTGCAGTCTTTGGAAGTGAGGGAACTGTTTATAGGTCTTTAAATACAGAATTTAAATCAAGGAAATTTCATTTTATAGCTATTGATGAGTGCCACGAGGTTAACCATCAGGAAATTTACGAATGCCTAAATGATTATCAAAACGGATTTAATATTTATGAAAATAAAGACCAAAATGGAAAGCCAAAGTATTCACAATACGCAGTTATACTTGCTCACTTTATAAACATAAACCCTGCAGTAAGGATTATTGGTTACTCTGGCTCTCCATTCAGAGGTAGCGAAAGCATCATAGGTGGATTTTGGAAGAAAAAACTGTCAGAGGTTGGAACTTATCAACTTGTTAATGATGGGTATTTAGTTCCGCCTGTTTTCGGATGGGGAAGTGATGATGATCACAATTATCATCTTGAATCTTTTAGTCCGTCAAAAAATGAAAATGGATCTGATTTTGGCAGTAAAGAGCTGGCAGCCATGCAAAGGGAGATATTAAAAGACAAGACAACAACACAGTTAATTGTAGAAGAAGTTATAGAAAGAACCAGAGATAGACTTGGCGTACTTATAACCTGCGCTGGCAAAAAACATTGCGAGGAAGTAGCCAAACATTTACCTGTTGGAAGCTATGGAATAGTTACAGACAGCACTGGGGCTACAGAAAGAAGGAGGATTTTAAAGGATGCAAAAAGCGGTAAGATAAAATACACACTGCAGGTTAGTTGCTTAGGTCAAGGGATTAACATTCCGTATTGGGATACTTGTGTAATTTTAAGAAAAATAGGCAGCCTAAGATACTTAATACAACTAATAGGCAGGGTTTTAAGGCTTTTAAAAGACGACCAGATAGAATCAGGTCTGCAGAAGTATGATGGTCTTGTTCTTGATTTTACCGACACAATGGAAGTTGCTGGGGATATTTACGACCACCCAATAACCGATATTGCATCTGCAGAAAAAGCAAAAGCGAATAACAAAACCCAAGAATGCCCAAAATGTAAAACTGAAAACAGCGAACATGCCGTGAGGTGTCGCGGTATTGATTCTACGTCCACAGACGGTCGATGTGAGCATTATTTTAAATTTGTGATGTGTCTGCACTGCCACACAGAAAACGCCCCCACAGCGCGCACATGCCGCAAATGCGATGCAATACTAATCGACCCAAACACAGCGCTTTCACGCAAGTCATATAGTGATGCAGACTATAAACCGGTCATTAGCATGACTCTTGAAAAAAATAAAAGCGGAGGGCTTCGATTAACTTATACGCTTGATAGCACTTATCACAAAAACGGTGAAGAGTTGCCAGAGGTGGCGACTGAATTTTACGACCCCGCCAGTGATAAACAGTTCCAAAAAGCGCGGTGGTTTAAATTTGTGTCTGACCATATCCAGGGCAATGCATTTCGCCGAACGTTTGCCAAAATGCACATTGACAGCATGATAAAAAATCAGGCAATGCTAGATACGCCAACCCACATCACGCACCGAATCAATGACAAAGGATTCAGTGTAGTAAACCGTAAAAAGTTCCGAAGTGGCAGGGAAGAAAAAGCAAGTTAAATTTATTTTTATGTTTACCATTGCGTTTAACGCAATGTTTAACTATAGTGTCATTACTTGAACAAAACAGGTAATGACAATGGAATACGGTTTATTTGACATTAGCGATACTGAGTACCGAGCACTGCCAGCGTTAAGCAATCATGAATTGCAGCTTTTCGCTAAAGACCCATCACTTTATATTTGGAACAAAGACGCACCACGCGACCCAAACAAAGCACAAACCGCAGATTTTGGTAGCGTGTTGCACTTGATGTTAGTTGAGCCTCACAAGTTTGATGAGAAAGTGTTTGTATCATCAGTCAAAGGTCGCACGACAAAGACGTTCATTGATGAACAGATTAGCAACCCTGACAAGTTTGTAATGACAGAGGCCGAAATAGACCAATTAAAAGTTATGGAACTGTCATGCATGGCGAACCCTATGTTTAAGCGAATTATGAGCGCAAAAGGCTTAGGCGAAGCGTCAATTGTTGTGCATGACAAAGCGCGCGATATTGACCTAAAAATTCGCGTAGATTGGTTGATTGATAGCATCAAACTTGCGTGTGACATTAAGACCACAGACGACATTGAAAAGTGGCGAAGTGATCGCGAATGGATTAACCCGCTTTATGCTATGGGTTACGGTTTTACCGCGTCGTTTTACCTTCACGTACTATCGCTGCATTACGGTGAGGACGTTAACGAGTATGTATTCCCAATTATTCAGAAGTCGTCATCACTTGGCCGCTACCCAGCATCGGTATTCCGTATTACCCGTGATGAGCTTGATAGCATGGGATTTTGGGCCGCCACGCAGTCAAATATCGACCGGTTCGCGGATGCGTACCACAAAAACGAATTTATTTCGTTTGAGCAATTTCCACAATTTAAGTAAGGATTGATTATGTCAAAGCAATTAACGCCGGTTCAAAAAACACAGCAATTAATCGAATCGAGAAAAACAGAGTTAGCAAAAATGCTGCCTGCGCAAATAAAGATTGATACATTTGAGCGGGCAGTAAATAACGCATTAATGCGCAATCCAGAAATCGCTGAATGCGACCCTGTCAGCGTTTACGATAGCGCCATGCGCTGCGCCCAGGATGGTTTAATACCAGACAATAAAGAGGCCGCAATTGTTGTTTACAACAGCAAACAGGGTAAAAAGGCCCAGTACCAACCAATGATTGACGGCGTATTAAAACGACTTCGTCAGTCTGGATTGATTGAAATGATTGCAGCCAAAGCAGTATTTGACGGCGATGATTTTGATTATTGGTTTGATGAAGATGGTGAGCACGTAAAATATAGACCTGATTTTGGCGCAAGCGGAGATCGCAAATTCAAATTAGTGTTTGCTTATGCAAAACTAAAAGGCGGTGAAATGGTGGTCGAAGTAATGAACAAGGCAGAAATTGACAGAATACGCGCAGCCAGCAAAACAGGTGGAAGCAGCTATGGTCCATGGGCGCAATGGTACGATAGAATGGCGGTAAAATCAGCCCTTCACAGGTTGGCGCGACGTCTTCCTTCATCTAGCGAAACAATGCAATTAATCGAAGTTGCAGAGCGCGACATTGATGCAAGGTTTGAAAAATCACGCGACATAACGCCAACACAAAAAGGAAAGCCACAAAGCCTACTGGATGCGCTTGGTGAAGATAATCCGCAGCAGCAACCGGATGAGATGCCTGATGCTGACGATATTTTTAACGGTGATACCGATGATTAAAGTCATCGGAATAGACCCAGATATGCGCAAGTGCGGAATGGTTCATTGTGTGGAAGGTCAATTTTATATTGACCTGAAGCCAAAATACACAACCGCCATGATTATTGAAGATATACCGGTATGGATTAACAGTGGGTATATTTTTGCAATCGAAGACGTTAACGCAATCAACACTATCTACGCCAGAAATCGCAAAGGTAATCAAGCTGTTCAATCTCGCATTGCGCAGAATGTCGGCATGGTAAAGGCGGCGGGCACGATACTGGTTGATTACATCGAGCACCACGGCGGGAAAGTGATTTTAGTCCCGCCAGGTATTGGCAAGCACACAAAGAAAAATGCAAAGCTGTTCGCGCAGCTTACCGGCTACACAGGCCGAACAAACGAGGATACGCGTGATGCGTATTGGATAGCGCACTATGCGTACAATAAACTGAAAGGTGAAAAGTAATGGCTAAAAGATTAGTTGCTAAAGTTGGAGAGTACCAAAAGGACGGTCAAACAAAGGGCGAATACGTTAAAATTGGCGTAATCCTTGAAAATCAAAACGGCGAATATTTACTAATTGACCCATCTGTAAGCCTGTCTGGCATTTTGGCTAAGCAGAATGTAATGGCTGCTAATGCAGGCCAGCCAATGCGGGATAATGTTATGGCTGGCATATTTACAGACCAGAACCAAGGCCAGCAAGGTTGCAGTAATCAAGGAGGGCAGAACAGAAACGGCCAGCAAGGATACAATCAGCAGCAAGGCAGTCAGCAGCGCAGAAGTAATCCACCGGCAAATAATTATCAGCAAAGCCCTGCACCAGATTTCGATTTTGATGATGACTAGCTTCGGCTAGCATCTTGTAGAGAATAATCGGCATACCGTTTTAAATTAATAAATTACACACGCGCCACTGGTCAAACCACCTTGGCGCGTAGAGATGGTATATTGTAGGAAATGGAGGGGATAAAGATGATTGAAATAAAAAACAGATTCACAGGCGAAATTATTCACAGCGGTGATTTCCAAAGCGTCAAAGAGTGCTTGCTTGATGCTATCGAAAATAAAGCAAACCTACAGGGTGCAAACCTACGTGGCGCAAACCTATGGGACGCAGACCTACGTGGCGCAAACCTACAGGGTGCAAACTTATGGTGGTGCGCTGGCAATAAATGCGAAATTAAATCCCTATGGTTTAGCGATACATATCCAATAACCTATACATCGGAATGCATGCAAATCGGTTGCGAACAACACAAGATTGCAGAGTGGTGGGATTTTGACGATAAACGCATATTGAAAATGGACGGAAAAACGGCACTGAAGTTTTGGCGAGAAAATAAAGATCTAATTAAACAGATTATTGATGCCAACCCAGCCAAGCCCACAGGTAAGGAGTCTAGCAAATGACAAAACAACAACTACTAGCGCTGTTGCGTGAGGCTTACAATTACGGATGGTGTGACGGCATAAGGCATGTTGACAGTGTTGATTCATTCATCGAAGAAATAGAACGCACAAACCGCGTAGGTGATTTGGAGTTGCCGGATGTGAACAAACTCAAAGCCGATGCTGTGCGTGAGGCTGCGTATCACGTGGTTAGTGTTGATGTTGGCTATGGTGTTAAGCATAAATCAAACCGCGACGCTCTTTGTATTTACGCCGACAAGCTAGAAAAGGGTGAGTTATGATTTACCACATCAAACCAGAAGAAGTAGAAGAAATGATTGACTGCATATTCGATAACTTTTTGACTCGCACTGAGGCTATGGAGTATGCAAAGAAATTTTCTATGGAATGCACATGGCCCGACGAGTCACGAATCGACGCAATCGGACAGAATGGCGATGGCACACATTACTCACTGGTTCCACATGAGTTTTATGATTGAGGGGATTATGAAAACAGTTTACCAATTAGCAGTTGAGCTAGGTAGTCAATCAAAAGCGGCGCTCGAGCTTAACGTTGACAGGAATACAGTAAGGCGCTATATCGCCGACAAGAAAGGCGAGCGACACCATGTTTACAACGGTCGGCTATTTACGGCTAAGGGTAGCACGCAGTGAGTCAGGGTGTTTTATTCGGATACAGTAAAACATATTACGAGATACACGCGTATCTAATTGATGTTTGCTCGTATTCTAACGAGGCTGCACATGATTACATTTTAGAGGCTTGCCCGCATGTGCTGGCGCATGATTTTGTGCCAGCACCCGTTACCAACTTGGAGTATGAGGAATGACCAAAAACACAGGCAAAGCATCGTCGCCAGGATTAATCGCCTTGCTTGAGCGTAATGGCATTAAACCAACTGGCGACAGCGAGAAAGATTTGAAACTGGCTAAAAGGTTTATGCCTAAGTCGTATAGGTAACTGGTCAAACCACATAATCGAAAAATGGTGGTATATTAGCCATATTAACAACACCGCAGCAGTATCGCGGATAACGGAGATACTCATGCGTAGAATTAACATAGAGACGCCACTTGTACAAAATCACGAGATACTTACGCTTCTACTTAGCTTTTGCATTGTGGGCGGCATGGCTTCTGCTGTGGCCTTTATTGCTTACATGGTAGGGTGCTTGATTTAATTTCAACGCCACCGGCAGTCACGCATAATTTAACTGTTAGCGCAGTCGCGATGTGTGGCTACCTCAAACCGGTGGCACCATTTTTGGAGGGGTGGGTGATGGACGAGTCTATAAAAATGCAACTTAGAGAAAGCTATTCAATGCGAAAGATGGGTGAAGAATTTGAAGCGGCTGGGAAAAGGCTTGCAGAGCTTGAGCAGGCTGAAAAGGAGTTAGGTGAAACGCAGTTACTGTTAATTGAGGAGCAGGAACGCAACCAGCGTTTAATTCAGCGCCTAGCAGCAGTTGAGCTGGAGCGGGATGAGTTAAAAGGTGCTTACATTCTGTTAGACGGATTAAAGCGGAGAATAAGAAGTGCTTTCGAGTATTGGCCTGATTTAGCTATGCACAAAGACCTATCAGTATTGCTCAATACGCGTCCTAGTCAGCAAGTGATAAACAAATTCGCCATCGAGCAGCAGATTAAGGCTGTTGAGTATTGCTATAAAAATATCCCTGACTTAGCTGATTCTGATTATGTAAAACTTAAACGTCGTGCTGAACAACTACGCCAACAGCTAAACGGGGGTGAGTGATGGCGACAATCAAAGAGATTACCTATCAGTGCGATATTTGCAAGCGAACCAGCAAATCAAAAGATTTCAACAATGGGAGCCAGTGCGGAAGTGCGATTATAAGCATTATTGGTCATGAAGGGGGAATGGCTTGGAATGGAGATTGGGGTGGCGCAAATTTTAGTGATAAATTTGAAGTGTGCTTTGAGTGCTCAAAAAAAGTTAAAAACTTCATAGGAAAAATTGTAGGTAGTGGAGATAACCAATGATTCTAACACGCTGGCTAAACGGCTGGACAATCGAAAACATAGCGCTGAAGCACGGCGTGCGCGTTGAAACTGTCGTGGCCTATTTACGGGTTCGTAGCGGGGAGTGGGTTGGCCGGTAATTTAACCGGCTTTGCCACCAAACTTACCCATAGCTTTCTCAACGATAGCGCCCATGTATGGGGCTGAGAAGTAAAACGCTAATATCAGCATCATAGCCCCGTTCATTTGTTCAGCATAACCACCGATAACAGTTGCGCTTACTCTCCATTGCTCAGGCTGTGAGGCCCATACAGCAACAAGATTCATTACCATGCTAAACACGTACATGAACAGCCACACAAACGTAATCATGACCGCCAGAAGACGCCTGGCAAGGTTTTGGCCACTAGTGTTAGCCATCCAGTCAATTATCATCTTTCTGGCCTCTGAGCGTTCAGTGGCTGCGTCTGCCGCCTTCTCTTCATCAGTATAGAATAGCGCGTCGCCTGCATCGCGAATCATCGACACGCCTTCTTTCACAACATCGGACGAGCCAAATAATCTACCCCAGAAACTAGCCATAATTACCAACTATTCTCTTCTGCAATAGCGCCATGATTACCAAGCCCGCAAATTAATTGCTCAAGCTCATCAAAAGGAATTGACTTGCATGACTTTTCAATCATTCCATCGGCATATTTCTTAACCTCTTCTGTGTGGTTTATTATTGATTGGTTAATCCCGCAAGGGAATGCTATGCCAAGCATTACGGAATTGTGTATAAGTGACTTTTTCATGACGCAATCTCCAAAACAAATGAATCTTCACCATACCATTTAAGCAGTAATTCGCAAGCTTTCAGTGAATCCACCGCGACAGGTTCGCTCGTCATTGGTCCGCCTTTTATGTCTAGGCATGGCGCAATGCAGCCTTGAAGATGTTTAAGTAATGATGCGCTGTGAATCTCGATATGGGTGCGCGGGTCAGTCTCTTCGCTGCGGAATCTGTACCAGCGATGTTTGCCGGTGTGGTCACGGTCAACGATGTACTGGCCTTCGGGGATGCAGGACGCTTTGCGCCAGTCTGAATTGATTTCGTTATTGCGCCAGGGTAGCTCTAATGTGTAGATTAGCTGGCCGTCTGGTAGATACCATTCACCGGCCGTGTAGTGTTTGTGGTAGTTACGGGTTATTTTAGCCATTCTTCAAGCCGAACGCGTATAGTGCGCCACCTATAATCGCGACAACAATTAGCGCTATGGCTGGCTTGATAAAATAGTCAAGAATCTTTCTCTCTGCCTGCTGACCAGCTTGCACGGTTTCGACATCCTGAATGCGTTTGCCGTGGTTTGTTAGTCGATTTTCTATGTCAGAAAGTCGTCTCCCTGTATTCTCGTCGTGAACTTCTTTTCTGGCAATGGTTGTCACTAGGTCGCCAATCTTGTCGGCTAACTGCGTCAATGCCTCGTTGGTCTTCTCTTGCTTAGACTCAAGACGTTCAACCATTTTATATAAATTCTCGGTGTCACTGCTCATTTTTGCGCCTCCTTGCCTGCCTTCCTTTTTTCGCTATCAAGAAGAGGCTGAATATATGGCAAGTTAATAAATACCCTGCGAATATTATAACAGGCGACACCCACCAAGGAATTATACTTCTGGCTAAGTGTGAGCATAACAATAGCATGAAGAATAACAGTAAAGATTTCATGATAATTATAAATCCACGTTTCAACCTCAGCCTCTATCAAGCCATTAACGCCGTAAGCTAATGAATCCAAAGAATACACCAGATAATACAGCGAGAAAGCACAACAGGCAATTCCAACTGACTTTGGACCTTCTTTATATAACGAGTATGAGCACATTATATATACACCAAAGTAAACCATAAAAAGCGTGTAGTCATGGCCGTCGGGAACGCCAAACAGGAAGGTGAAAAAAGCCGCAAGGCAGCACATAAGTGCCACCCTGTTAATTTTGCAGATAAATAATACTAGTAGGTATCCGATTGATAGGTAAGCGTCAAAAAGTGTCACTTTTTCTTTTTGCCGTCGCCGCGCTTTGATTTCTTGGTTGTCATAACTTAACCCTCATAGTCAGGTGGTGATTGATTCATTCGTTTCAAAACTTCGTCTACGTGTTTAGGTGTCATCATTTAGCTACCCATCCTGTATTGCCGGTGCCTGATTCTTTATAGTAGTGCGTAGTGCCTGCGCCACCGTCCAATCTAACATATTCGCTACCAATGTTAGCAGTTATGTTGCCCTCTGGCGAGCCGTTGCCTTGCCACACTATAACATTATTGAACCAGTCTACAAAGTCCGGACAACCAACATTGCCGCGCCCAGCAACTCTACCCACTGTTGAGCCGGTGAAAAGATTGTTCTTGACGTAATTAGTTAGAACGCTTGGGAAATTAACATCTTCCATTATGTTTCCGCTCACCACGCCCCAGTCGATATTTATCGCCACTGAACTCAGAAGCTCAATGCACCACGCGGCGGGGTTTTTAAACGTGTCGCTAATGTTAAAGTCTCCGCATTCGTCCATGCGGAACACCGCCGACGACCCGCCGTGATTCCACGTGTTACCCTTTGACACTATATCATCCATCCATTTCAGGGAAACAGTGCGACTAATAGCGCCGCTCGTTCTGTTTCCAGTTATAGTAATGCCTTGGTTACGGCTGGCATTGTCAGCAGCCGCGCTTGATATGATGACGTTAGCATTACGCAGCGTATTGTCAGATATAATAGCGTCAGTTACAGCCCCAGCTACGCCATTGACAGCAACGCACGTTGAGCCAGCAATGGACAGGCAGTCAACAGTATTTCCAACAACCTCCATCCCCTCAGTTTCATGAGCTATTTCGATACCGTATTGTTTTTGGCCGATACAGGTGTTGCCGATACATGACACGCCGCTTGATTTAAAGCTACTTAACCCTAGACCTCCATTGTACACCTTATTGGCTTCGTAGGTTATGCCAGTACCACCAGCCAGGACAATACACTGCGAATCAGTTGTGTTTACTGGGTGCTGATAAACGGTATTGTTAAACGCTGTTATATTGCTGAAGTCGCTAGTCGCATCATGTGAACAACTAATGCAGGTCCATTGGTTTACATCGGTAGATGGGTAATCCCTTAAGTCGATAACGCAATTCTTGACCGTTACGTTTTCAACAGTAGAGCCAGCGCCGCTATTGGCTGGAGCTATATAAATTTGACGCGCACCGCACCCGTGCACCTTTACCCCGTCAACGGTCATGTTTGACGTGTTGCGACCTCTTACCCCTGGTCCTGCTGATTCCATTATATAGCCGCCCTTCACCAGCACACCGTCGCATGATTCGAAGTGAACGCCGTCAAAAGCTCCTGGGTCAGTTGTGACGGTCTGATTTAACCTGTTCCCCTCAACATTCAAATCTAAAATTTCAATGTTGCTTGATGATGTGAATGAAAGGATCCTAGCATCTGCACCATCAGCCAGTACTATCTTCGCATTAGGTGCGCCGACTAACTTAAAGTTGCTGATTCCTGTTTTGCTCACGCCGCTAATCAAATAGGTTTGATTCTCCATCAGGCGAATAGTCCTGTTTGACGCAATGGCAGAGTTAAATGCTGCCGTGTCATCTGTTACGCCATCACCAACGGCTCCATAAGATTCGATGTATCGCTCATGGATTGTTTGCAGTTGCGATGTTGTAACAACACTACGTTGAGTTTTAGGTGCAGCAATAACATTGCCAATAAAAACGCTAAACGCAGAATCCATATTACTAAACGTTGGGCCAACTAAAACAAGCGTATTACTGGTTAACAGTGAATTACTTAGTGGCCCTGCGTACACCACATTACCATCGACGGTAAATTGGATGTAGCCGTTAATCACATCAACTTTAACGCGGTACTTAGTTGCGCTTGCGATTGCATACCGGCCATTGGGCAAGGTTGCTACTGGCGCGGTGCCGTATCCATCTCTGTTGTAGGTAACACGTAAAGACGTAGCGCCACCGGCTGATTGGATAATGCCAACAGAATAGCCCTCACCGCTACCGCTGTTGATTGATGCAATAGTGCATTGTTGAGTTACACCTGTCGCCACATCGACGTCCGGCATATAGAAATCAAACTCCAATACAGGATAATTACCAACCGATGCTGATTGTTGCAGATATGGCGCAGTGTTTGACACGGTTACATCAAACTGAACAGCGTTACCGCTACCCCATGGAGCAGAAACAACGGCAGGCGTACCAGTACCGGCAGCCGTCCAGCTCCCATAACCAGGATCAAAGTCATCATCAATCAATGCGTCGTTTTGCTTATAAGTCACATCTCGAGACGCATAGGCAGAGTCGTACTTGCTATAAAGCGCTGGCTGGTCGTGCTGGTTGTCGATAACCTTGTTGCGTTGTAATACTTTGCTTGGGTTGTAATAGTTGCCCGCTCCACCGCGCATCCACTTAAACCACACATTGGTAAACACTTCACGCGTTTCTGGCGTAGACGGGTGGACGGCATCAGGTAAGTAGGTTAACTGGTCCTGATAGGTTAGCTCTAACGCATTGGCAGCATCGAAGAACGACAAGCCCCATTCGTCAGCAATTTCTTTAATCACTCTATTGGATGACCAAATAGAATGGTCGCGGTCCACATCGTTAGTGAAGTAAGACGGTGCGCCACACAGGATGATTTTACCGTCAGCACTGCCGTACTGAATAAACATGTTTTTCGTGTAGGCAATCAGGAAATCAAACGCGCCTTTAATGGTGTTGCGGTCAACCCATTTCAGCGTTCCTGTGCTAAACGTGCCGGCCATTGAAGATGAATCAATAGCAACTGTAATGTTAAGGCCGGAAACGCCTGTAACCCGTCCGGCTGCGTAGTCCAGGTCGTCAATACCAGTGATGCGAACATAACACCCGTCGCCCTCAGCAAAGCCGGTTGCGTCAGTCACACTGAATACCGTGCTTGTGCCTTTGGTAACGCCTGTGATTGTCTTGTCGTTCGCTGTGTAATCAGCCACGTTTTTACGGTCATTGTGGTTATGGTCTAGCACTACAGCGTCAATAGGCGCGGTGTCAAACTGGTTTTTAATGCGATATTCGACGGTCATCTGAGACGCTTTGGTTACAATGTCGAAGCTGTCATCGTATGCGCTTGAGCTGCCGTAAGTGGCAAGCCCTGCTAATCTATCAGCCTCAGTCATCGATAAGGCGCGAATAGTACCCGAATCAAACGCGTCACCATCAATATCATAGAAAGCGTGTGAGCCTGACCATGCATAATTCTGAACAGAGAAGTTCAATGCATCAGCCAATCGCTCAGGGTAACTGTCAGCGCCTGCGCCTTGATGTGGGATAGACGTGCCAAGCCACAACACGGAAAGCCCTTCCCAATCAATGATGGGGCTTTTGGACTGGCTAAGTTGTAACTCGGAATCAAGGTAAGGCGCGAACGTTTGTGCGTTGGTCTCGCCAGATAGGCTGTTGGTTAGCACCAGTTTGCCGTTAACAACCTTGTTATTGAGTATGACTCTGTTGCCTGCGTCATCTGTGTTCAGGCTTGAGCAGGGCCATGTTTTACCCTCCAAATCAAGGTAATCAGCATCGTCAGCAAAGGCGCGAAACACTGAGCCGTTATCGGCTGATTCATTGCCGCCAATCGTCGATATTTTGACGGTGCCGTTATGGTCAAGTTTCCACACACGTCCGGCAGCATCGGTACATTGTAAGTCCTGACGTGCTGAAGGTAATTGCGAAGCCGGTCCTGTGGTCGCCTGCGCCACCCAGTAAGACGCCATACCTTGAGTGGTTGAGTTATACATCTTAACTAGCACTTTGGTTCCAACAGGATAGGCGTATTTGTTTTGCGTCAACCCGCCGTCAAGGTATTCAAACTCTGCGCCGGTGGCAAGTGCTCTCCAGTTGTTTGACGTTCCAGGCGTATTGCCTGCGTTAGCATCAATAACTGAATACCACAATTTACCGCCGTGCTTAACAACGTCATCAATACGATAAGTTGTATTGGCATTGTAGGTATAAATGTAATCGACTTTCTCCCAGTACGCAGACGCTACACTTGGCGTATTACCAGCGTTACCGTTTTGAATTGAGCGATAATATAAACCGTCAGCCGTTTTTACTACGTCGTTCACTGAGTAGGTAGAATCGTTAACCCATAAAGGCGGCAGTCCGGCCAAGTCCTCTGGCCCTACATTATCAATGTCGAAAATCTGGATCCCGTCAGAGTCAGTAAGGCGAACCCGTGACAGACCAGAGTAAAATACATTCGACACCGAGCCGTTAGCGTTAAGCGTTACCGGGTTAACTGCTGGCGTTGTCAAGTCATTGTCTGAATAAATGCTTTTCAGGTCGCTTGTGCCTGCCTCGTAAAAATACAGGAATCCACCAGCAAGTGGGTTGCCGCTGCCGTCAAAGTATTGCAAGTATGGTGTTTGGTATCGAGACATTATTGATTACCCTTAGTGGCTGCCCGTAGTATTCTCATTCTATCATTAAAGTCTTTATCTTTAAGTTTTTTAATGGCGTTATCAATAGCCTGAACAGCCGCCATTTTATCACCCGCCGCCATTCTTGTTCCGCTCTCAATTCCAGCCTTAAAGCCAAACGGCGATTCTGAACGCGAAGTCTGGAAAACCTCATCCAGCATATCTAGCGCGGCGACCATCTGCTTTATGTTGCCCTTGTACTGAATGCCATTATCAGCAAGGCCGGCGTCGATAGAATCAATCATATCAATTATCTGCTGCCTGCTCGTGTAGTTAGTGCCGATACGCTTTGCCAGGTCGCCAAGTTTCGCTGTTGCTATATCGTCATCAATGTTCATGCCTTTCAGTTGCTTTTGAACACTGTTTAGCGGGTCGGCAACTGTTTGGTATCTAGCGTTGGCTTGCGCGTATTCAGGGCTTAATTCTGAAATCTTACTATTAACATCTGCGCTCAATTCTTTTATTGCGCTCGACACAATCTTGCTTTGCGGCGCTCCAACAGGCTGCATACCTTTGTCGTATGAAACAAACTCACGAATATACCGCTTAAATTCATGCGCCTGCTTTGCTGTCATTTGGCCCTCTCCAAGCATATTTATCATCTTGTCGAAATTCTGCTTTGAAAGCACATCGCCCAAATTAAGCATTGCATTATCGAAGTTGCTAACCAACGCGCCATTTTCATCCCGCGAAAACGAAACGCCAGCCTCCTGTAATTTAGAAAAAAAGTTATTCCCAGCGTCAGTTACGTCAACCGGTGCGCCTTCTATCTTGTTAAGCGCAGAGTCAAGTTGTGCGCCAGCCTTCTTCCTGATTTTTTCAAGGTCGCGAATGCGGTTAGCAATCTCACCACCAACAATAGTGTTAACACGGTTATCCATCGCATACTCAGCGCCTAAATTACGCTGATTCTCAACGATATCTAACATCCGGTTAAACTGGCGCTTTGTCGTGTCGTTCATGTTTTCAATCAACACCGCAGCCTGTTTGCCTTTTATGTCATCAGGAATCAAGCTTGCCAGCCGTTTTGCGTTTGGGTTTTTAACAAGATTTCCACCAGCGTCAAGCGTCTGCGTGATGTTGTCTATGTTTCTGTTTCCGTCCGCTATCTCACGCGCCAGAAGTTGACGAGCATCTTTAGCGGTTTTAATTTGTCTCGCGCCCTTTACGCCCAAAAGCTCTAACGTAGCAGGGATAATTGAAGCGCCAAAAGCCCCTGCCACTTGAGGGTTGTTAGCGATAATCTCAGCGCCAGGAATCGTTTGCGCAGCCGCCATAAAGCTTGGCGACCTAGCCGCTTCAAAGAAAAAATCACCTGGCTTTGTGGTTATAGCTTCGCCAATTGGAGCCAAAGCTTCTCCTATTTGCTGTTGTGCATACTTGCCAGCCTCTGTGCGCGGCGAATATGTCAGCGCTTGGCTAACCTGATTCACAACATCACCAGCTTGCGCACCTTTGAACGGTAGAGACAATAACCCAGCAAGCCCGCCAGCAACTTCACCAACAGCGCCGGTTCCCATGCTAAGGATATTCTCCATGGTGCCAATATGCCTATCAGCCATGTTGAACTCTGGCTGTTCACTTTCTGTGCTAACCGGTGGCGCAGCTTCTGCTTTCATTGGAGCAAAGTCTTGTTCAGTGGCGAATCCGCGAGCAATTGAATACTGCTGTATCTCTTCGCGTGTGGCATCTTCTGGCACGCTGATAACCGTGCCATTAGGCAGTCTAACTTTCGCCATTAGTTGCCACTCCTCCAGTTATTAAAATCGGTCACATCGTCGTCCTGGGTCCCGCCGCCTTGCTCAGTCTGCCGAACAGGCGCGGCGCTGTAGTTGTTCTGCTCTAGGTATTCAGCAACAGTGGTTTTGCCCTTGCCTAGCGTGGTTGCCATTTTATACAGCTCACTGCCTAATTTCTGTTGTGCTTTCTTCTTTTTAATCAGCCAGTCTTTTAGCGCAGCAGGGTCAAGGCTCAATGGTACGGCTGTACTCATGGCAAGCCGCAATTCGCCCTCAGACAGCGCGCCGAATGTGGTAGCCGATATTACATCTAAGCCTAGTCGTTGTGCTGCGTTTTCAAGCTCAATGGTTGATTGCCTGATACTCGGTAGCATCTGCTGAAATGGGCCAGATTGAGCGCCTGACTCAAGCGCTCTAATCGCCTCATCGAAGTTGCCAATCTGTGAGCGTACAGTTTTAAGCTGGTCGAATGACTCTCGAGAAACATCAGCCGCCTGCTTTAACAGCTCCTTGCGAATCTCACGATTCATTTTTTGGTCACCGGTATCAGCCTTGCCGCCAACAACATCAACCCTGTTAGCCTGACCAGTGTTTCTGTCAGTCATAACTACATATTGCTGGCCTGTTTCCGGGTCAGTTTGTAGCGGGCTTACCTCTGGCGCGAAATCAGACTCCTTACTTGGCTGAGTAAATGCGTTAACCGTGCTATCTAATTCAGCGATAGCTTGTTCAGGGTTTTGCATAAACGCCTGCGCCCATCTGCCAATTTCAGCATCAAAACCAGTGCCTTGATATTTTGCAGCAAGCGAATTTAACACTTGCGGCAGTGATGATGAGCCAGATTTAGCAAGTCTTTGGATAACGGCCAAGTCAGCGCCGACAGCCTCCATTTCTGGCATTTTAACCTGTTGCCCCTGAGTCAGTTGCTTTAACTGTGCCGCCCGCTGCGGGTCAATGGCTGCAAGCTGGTTGAATGCATTCATATCACCAGCAACAGCGCCTTGTGACAGGCTCTCTATGAGTTGCTGTTTTTGCACTGCGCTTTGAGCCTGCTGTGCGCCATAGGCGTTATTAAACGCCGCCTGTGTATCGGATGGCGACCATCTTGTATCATAGTTAAATGCTGCCATAATCAACACCTATCATGCTGTAATTTACGCCCATTAGACCGTTACCCATATCAACCACCGCTTCAGGCAGCTTTGACAGTACATGACTTGCTAAAGTACCGAATCCGCTGCCAGTTTTTCCGCTCTCTGGTTTCCAATCCCATTTATAGGTCTTGTAACCGTTTTGCTCGCCTGTCTCTACGATATTCTCTTTCACTCTATCGTCAGAAAGGAAGGCAAGTGCGCCACTCAATACGCTGCTACCAAGGCCTGCGCCACCAGCATAAGAGCCAAGGCCAGCCGATACGCCGCCAGCCAGATTGCTAATGCCACTCATAAGCCCTTGTTGCTGTCCTATTGTGCCAGCCGCCTGCGCCGCACCTTGTTGCGTGGCTAGGTTGGCAAGCTGCGAGCCTTGGCCGGTAGCCAGGTTAGCCAGAATGCTTGCGAGGTTCATCTGGTTACTGCCAAGTTGTGAGCCAGTACCAGAAATCAGGTTGGCCGCATTCGCCACGTTGCCGCCTAGAATGTCAGCGATTGACGTGCCTTGCTGGTTTTGTAGGTTAGCCAGTCCGCTAGCAGTTGAGCCAATATTGCTGGATAACTGCTGCCCTACACCTAATCGAGTATTGGCAAGGTTCTGCCCTGCGCCATACTGATAACCCGCGCCAGTTTGCCCAAGTTGCGAGGCTAGGCTTGCACCCTGACCGTAAAGGTTAGCGCCCTGACCTGCTAACGAAGCCATCAAATTAGCCTGATTACCTGCGCCGGTTTGACTAATGCCAGCAGCGCTTTGGCCGGTATTAGCAAGCATGTTGCCGATAGACTGTGCACCTTGCTGTGATATTCCGGCAGCGCTTTGGCCTGTGCCAGCCATTAGGTTAGCAATGTTCTGGCCTGTAGACTGGGCAATGTTACTTTGCAAGCCGCCAAGCGATGACATCAAACTACCTTGCTGTCCTGCCGCCTGCATTCCGCGACCTGAAAGTGCATCGAGTTGGCTAATCTGGTTATTCAAATCCTGAGAAGCCAGACCTTGATTGTAGCGCGATAGCTCTTTAAGAATGTTGCCGCCGATGTTTTGACCGGTAGCCGTGGCCGCGTTAATCGTCTGATTTACGCCCTGCTCGCGTAAAAACTGCGTAGCCGGTGATTCCTGAAAGTTAGCAAAAGCCTGCTGTTGTGCCTGTGGGCCTAATGCGCCACTGTAAGCCGCCTGTAAGTTCTGAGCGCCTGCGCCTGATTGAGCGTATGGATTCAGCGTGTTAATAGCACTACCATATCCAGCGCCTGCCAGATTCATAGCCTGATTAGCTCCGCTTTGCAAAGCGCCGATACCTTGTCTTGATCCGCCATACAACTGCTGTAACGCTTGGCTTACCCCTGACGTTAGCGCATTAACGCCTTGACCTGCACCGCCATATAGTTGCTGTAAAGCCTGATTGGTGCCCTGACCAAGTACGCCGGACGCCTCATTGCCAACACCAGCCAACAAACGAATGGCATTTCCAATTTGGCCTTGAGCCGCCTGATTCGCATTGGTTAGCGTATTAAGTGCGCCTGCCGTGCCTTGCTGTGCGGCCTGCTCATAACCTGTTAAGCCGTAAGTCGCCATTAGAATTTACTCCCGCTGCGGTAGCCAGTTATGCCGCCAAGCAATGACTGAACGCCACCATTCGCTCTAAGTTGCTGAACCAGTGAACCGATATCAGGCTGCGTGGATTCCTGCTGTGTAGGCAGTTGGCCGGTTGGCTGCGTTTGGTACTGCGGCATAGAGAATGCCATTGACGGCAATGCCTGTTGTTGCGCTTGCAATCCTGAGTAATCAATTTGATTACCAAGCAAAGCATTTTGCATTTGCGGCAAGCCTGCGAGCAGCATTTGTTGCGCATTAAGATTGCCCTGCTGAGTTGCCTGCATCTGCTGCGGCATAGCCTGACTAAATAAGTCCAGCGCACCCGTATTACCTGCTAACAAGTTTTGTTGAGCCATGGGGAACATAGACATAATATCCCCGCGAGCCTGCTCTGTCGCTTCTTGGGTTATATTCGATGCTTCCTCTATCGCTTTTGTTTGTTGCTTTGCCGCATCTTTAGCCGCGCCGCCGAAAAAATTATCTTTAACCCAGCCCATTAATCACCTCGTCTCTGGTTATGCCTAGATACCATTGGTCGTAAATCTCACCGCCTTTTCGGTAGCTTTGACGGTTAATGCCTTCTATCTGCATTCCCACTGATTCACAAAAATTCTTTACGTTTGGATACTTGAATGGCACTTGTGCGGTTAGCTTAACAAAGCGGGCAGGCGCATCATGGTAAAACCATTGAAGTATTGCTCTCCCGCTTGCCAAGGCGTATTTCTTGCGGTGTTCCGGTAGTATCTGAGCGTGAATGTCTAGCTCTGCACTATTAACAACGCGAAAGGCGTAGATTCCAATTAACCCATCAGGTGAATCAACCGCCATAAACAATTCTTTCTCTGTGTCTGGCGTAAACAAATCTGGAGTTTGGTTATCTTCTGCGATTGTAGCCCATATATCGGGGTGGGTAAATACTGAGCGTATTTCATCATGGTCAAACGTGCGTCTTACACTAATATCCACCCTTTACTCCTATCGCCTGACACGCTTGAATCGCGCTTAATGTATTTGATATTCCCAGCCGTTCCTGTGTCGTCCATGTACTCAGCGCCCTGCTCCGCTTCGATAACGCCTTCCGGCGAACCGGTGCCGATAATTAGCGACCTGTCAATGATAACCCTAAAGAAGCTACGCGCCTCTTGAGTCAGTATGCCTCTGCTGTCCACGATTGGCCGCGTGTAAGGCAAGCCGGTGATTTTAGTTGCCAATGTTACGACCTCCCTTGATGTTGGCCTCAAAGGTATAGAAAGCGCGTTTAACAGGGTCGCTTACACTTATCTCAACCACTGCTAACCGGCTAAACCTGCCAAGCATTCGCCATATCATGCGCTTACTGAATTCGCCAGCCTTGCCTAGCTTGCGAGTAACGGGGAAGTTAAACACCTTTCCGTCCTTCGACATTCTTAGCCTAACCTCTGGGTCTGGCTCGTCAGAATTGCCAACGCCAGATTCTCCGAACAACTCAGCCTGAGTGATGCTGAATGATGTACCCTGATTATAGAATGGAGCAAGACTGAACGTAGCAACCAGCACCTCGTCGTATTCCGTATACACTTCACGGTCAAGTTGTCCGATTCTGCCACTCACTGAGTCGCCAACGAATATACGACCATAAGCATTAACCACTGAGTTATAACGGCAGCGCGTTACCACATCAATGCCAAGCTCGTTAGTGTATCGGCTTTCTCTTTCATGCCAACGCTGCGTAACTGAGTCGTAGACAATGGTCCGTGACGGGAATGTAAATCCGATAAAGTGGTTTCCATCTTGGCCATATGACCAAGCAAAACACCGCTCAACCTCGTCAGAAGGCAGCCGCGCAATAATGGCATCAATCGCAACAGTGGAAATCTTCACAGCGGATGAGCCGCCAAATGCCCACACGCCAACATCAGCGCCTTTTTGAGCACCTACCCAATAGAACGTATTGCTATCGCTCGCAATGGCGTACTGAGACGCTAGGCCGACATCCATAACCAAGCCGTTAATGCGACGGAATGTAAAACCAGCCACGCCGATATTCTCGAACACCTCGAAGGTTTCTGTGCCACCAACGAATACTTGGTTGCGGAATACGAAAGGCGCAACGATGTCATCGGGGTCAACCACGGCTGCGCCAAAATCCAATGCATTCCAGCTTGTGCCGTCATTGCTTGCGCTTTGAATGATGCGCTTTTCGTCTGTCGTAGCTAAAAAGAATGAGTCAACAAACACAACCGCTTGAGGGTTGCCTGACGCAAAAAAGTCTGAATCAGTAATCGTCTGCAATACCGGTGATTGTGTTTCGTCAACGATATAACCAACACTCGGCGAGCCTGGAGCGATAATCATCAACTGAGTGCCGTTATCAGCAAAACTACAACGCGCAGTGCCAGGAATTTGACCAAGGTAGGAAACTGATAACGTTTCACTGCCAAAACTTACGGTCCGGTCAAGCCTGAATAGCCTTTCACCCTGAACAAAGTACGGAACACCATTCTTAACCCACGCACCACGATTAGCGTTTGTTGAGGCCAGCCCTGTGTCGTCGATATATCGAATACCTGGCGTACCGAATAGCGAATCCTGCGACAAGGCAGGCGCTTGAGGTAAATTAGGATAAAGGTTGATACACCGCTGATTACTGAATGGCAGTGAGTTGGATTGATAAAACCCGTTACCGATATTGACAGAGACACGAGGCATTATAACACCCCGTCTTCATCTGGATTATCGTAAAAGTGCGTGCTGTAGTCTAACCAGCTTTCGTTCCCGCTACCAATCGGCAAAGTGCTTGGCATTTTCTGCTTGCCAAAGTTCACACCGATACTGGTTAGCGTTTCCATTCCGATTCTGGCAGATTCCGCTAGCGTAGGCGATACCTGAACGTCATACTGATTTGCTACACGTAGCGCAACATTAAAGATAATGCCGTTAATCGCTCCAGAAGGTGCCTGCACCACGTCAGCGGGATTGTTTAGCTCAACCCATGGAATAGCGATTTCCTTAGCCAACAACTCAGCCATAAACCGGTTCAAATACCGTAAGCAGGTTTGAAACTCAATAGCGGGAATGTCCTGCTCATTGGCTTGGACGTATATCTCCCGCAGTATGTCATCAATCAGCGTTTGTGCTGTTTCTTGGGCCACGTTTCTTTACCTCTTTAATAGGTTTCCAGCCCAATGATAACGCATATTCAAGGCTTTTGTCGTTAACTTCCACGATTGTTCCGTCTGGTTTTTTTAGTTTATTCATCATAGCATAGCCAGTTCGGCTCCTCCTGTGGTTACAACTCTGAATGTACATCTAGGCATTTCAGCCAACACGGCATCATCCTCACTAAACACATAGAATGTAGTAAACCCGCTAAGGCCACTTAGCCTTAATTGAATCTCAGCGGTTCCACCGTTCAGTTGACACTGTATGCAAGAAATCTTGCCTCCCAGCGCCTCATATTCTTTATTGTTAACTAACTTCATAATAAACCTACAGTCCAGTTACGGTTAAAGATGCTGCTCTAGAGTTTCTGCTTCTGCCGTTAGCCTTAGCCACGCATCTGTATAAATTGCCGTTTTGAGCAAGGATTAGGGAGAGCAGGGATAATAGGTATGAATTTGCCCCAGGAATATCTACAAACCCAGAACCGCTATCAACCTGCCATTGATACTCTACATTCCCATTATCGGCTGTAGCTGGCGCGCCGAAAGTCGCGCTCTCTCCTGTTGAAGCCGTTTGGTCTTGCGGCTGCTCGATAAACTCTGGAACCTGACCAGTACCGGCTATAATGTCTCTGATTATTGGTCTAAATATTATCATAAAACACCCATAAAAAAGGGCAGCCGGAGCCGCCCTATCAAAGCGTGATTACACGCGACCCCACCCGTGACCAGCAAAGAACGGGTTAAGAACAGCATACGCCGGACGTAAGTCAAAACGTACAATCTGCTTGTTCTTGTCACCATCTGCGTATTTCGATACGCGGATTTGCAGGCCGTCTTCAGTGGTAGCAACGGTGTCTGTGCTGTACAGTTTCTTGATTGGAACAGAACCAATCGAGAATGCTTGTTTGTGCCAGAACAGGTTAGGCTGATACAGCGTTGAGGCTGAACCTAACAGCGTTACCACGTCGCCAGATACCGGAGCAGAATCAACAGTGTTGTATGCGCCGTTGGTTTCGTAGATAGCCGGACCAGTTACCACGATGTTACCAGCGCCCGAGCCGTCAAGCGTTACGTCAGAAACCACAGTACCGGTATAAACAACCACTGCACCAGTCTCGTCAACAATAGGTTGGCGGGTGGACAGGTTCAGACGATTGCGACCTGTAATCTGGATTTTCTCACCAGCCTTAACTTCAAGGTTAGCCTGGAAAGCAGTTACAGGTAGTACCTGAGTCATGGTGTCTTTGGCTGCAAGGTAAGTCACAGTCGGGTTAGCAGACAGCGTGCCCGCACGGTCAGCACCTGAGCCGGTGGTGTAGGTAGGCAGAGACGTTGCGGTCATCACCTTCATGCCAGCAAACATTTCAGTAATCACTGCGCGTTGGTTAGCAGTCATGCTGCCAGTCTCACCGCCTAGTGAGCGTTGGTTGCTTGCTAACTTACGTTGCGTGAACGGGTTAGCGAAGAAGCACCAGTCATCATCCATCGGGATACCAGACGCTTGCATCATTGAGCCAGCTTCCGCCACGTGGTCCCATGTTGAAATTGCAGTACCGTAAGAACCAGACATCAAACCCGCATTCTTCATAGCGAACGATGCGAAGTCCAGCTCCAAGTCAGTTACGATACGTTTCGCAGCCGGGCGCAGCAACTGTTCAAGTTGGTCCATTTTCAATGCTTCGTCGGCTTCGTCGTAGTCAACGTCAACAGTGAAATAGTCCTGAACAGTACCGGTTGCTTTGCCGGTGATGATGCCTGAACGGCTACCGGATGAAATGTCACCGGTTGCAGTACGCTTGGTTGTGTAGTCATTAGGACGTTTAAAATCTACGTTTTCACCTGTGTCAGGGCCGAATTTGCCGCTTAACAACTGAGTGTTAACGTTCTTAGAGATTACGCGAGTTGTTTCAAACTCGTTCAGAAATACCTTTGCGAGTTTGCGCGTAAAGTTACTATCAAAAGAATTGGACATGAGTAGTTACCTTATTCAAATTTAGCGCCGCCCAGGTGCTTGTACTTGCCAAGCTCTGCGTCACCAACAACCTGTTTTGTACGCGTTGGTGGCTTAGGTGCGCTGGATTGTTTTGGTTTCAATGCAGCTAACTTAGGTCTCACTTTGCGCTCCAGATATTGAGCCGCCTGAATCGGTGCCATCTGCGCAATCTCGTATGCTTCAAGCTGGTTTGCTGCGAGATACTTTGTAATTAACGGGCCTTCCTCATCTGCGAGAATAGCCAACGCAATATCATCGCTTAAACCAGACTGACCAACGATATTGGCCGCTGATTGCAACTCTTCATTGGTAATACCGTAAGACTTGGCCTTTGCGGTATATGACTCCATCTGTGAACGCACTTGCTCGACCTGAGCGCGTTGCAGTTCTTCTTGCTGCCGCTGCTGTGCTTGCTGTCGCTGTGCGTTTTCAGCTTCCCACTGAGCGCGGCGCTGGATAGATTCATCTCGCGCTTTAATCTTCGAATCATAGTCATCATCAAACGGGTCAGGTGCCGGAAGGATTTCAGGGGCCTCACCTTGCTTCTGCTGTGAGTTGAATTGCTCCAACTGTTTGCGTAAGCGCTCAGCCTCTTCTTTCGCTTCCATCATCTCACGATGTTTTTTATTGATAACCTGCTGAATCTTTTCCTGATTGACGCGGTGTTCATCTTCCTCGGCATTTTCTTCGTGTTCCGTTTCACTATCCGGTGCTAAATCGGACGGCTCATCTTGTTCAGATTCAACCTCTTCGACCTCTTCAACTTGGTCGTCCATAACTTCGTTTTCGATTTCGTTTTCTAGCTCACTCATGTTGTAACCCCATTACGGTATGCAAACCCGCGATACAGTCGCGTACTGTTGTTGACATTATATTGAATTGGGTGTAATACTGTTTATGTAATATTTTCATATGAAGGATTTACAATGTTTAACGGTAAATTGAAAGCGGAAATAAAAAGGCAGTCTGAATTGATCGATAAATACAGGGAGCAGATAGACGCAATGGAGCGGCTGGAGAAAGAGAATGCGGAGTTAAAGTTAAAACTTCGGATAATGGAAATGTATTGCAATGATGATGATGCGATACTTGAGTTGCTAGAGGCTAAAAAAGCAAAGGTTAATGTTAGTCAGAGTACTGGCCTTGCAATGCATAATAATCAATTATCAGCATTTCAGAATGCCGCTTTAACTGGCAGGCCGCAAGGCTGTCCTGGCGTTCTAGCTGGCTTAGGAAGTTTGGCTGGCATGCCTGGAGCGTCCTTTAGATGAGCAAACCAAACCAACACACGAGAAAGATTCACGCGAAGGGCTACAAGGTGCAGGATTTTTTAGACTATTGGGGCATTACGCGTCGCACATACGACAACTACTGCGCAAATGAAAAGCTACACGATAAATTAACCAAGATGATTGAGGGGATGAAGTGAAATACATAAAAGAAGAAACTGGCGTAATGCTTGTTAAAGATGGGAAAGCTTGGCAAGAAACCTACGATGATGGGCGTAGTAAAGAATTTGGTTTCGGCGACATACATAACGCAGAATTACGCGACCAAAGGTACGTAATGCTTCCGCTAGACTTTACATGGCCTGGTAGCCACTACGTAAAAGAGGTTTGCAAAGGTGATGTTGTTAAGGTTAAAAGAACTGTAATTATCGAGGTTTTAGATTGAAAAAATCCAAACGCTAAAGTTATTGTGTGAATTTAAAAATAAGGAGCGAAATATGTTTGCATTTAAAAATCCAGTTTATAAAACTACCGTAACAGTGAAAGGCCACGAAAGCGATTATAAGTCTTTATCAGAAAAGGCGGTGTATAAGGAAGGCGAAAGAGTTACCGATGTAATTGAGTCGCTGAAATCAACATATGGTAGCAATTTAATTTCTATTGACAGTGTTGAGTTGGTTGAATTTATAAGGGTTATGAAATGAAAAAATCCAAACTATCAACCGCTGTAGAATGCAGCCAGTTAGACATTGCGGCGATTAAAGAGAATATGATTGATAGCACTATCGAGCTATCGCGAATGGTTCTTAGCGCTATCGAAAACGGCAATGAAGATGCTTTGACAGAGTTAATCGATAAAGTCGGCGAAGATGCGGTGAGGGCTGTTATCAACGAATTGAGTGATGTTGGCTTGTTGCAAAATAAAGGGGCCTAACTAGCCCCTGTTATATCCTGTGCGGTTTCGTCGTAAGCCTTAGCCGCACTTTCATTTACTACAACATCTGCGCCCATCGCCTCCTTTATCGACTTCAGCGCACTTGCCAATTGTGCCACTTCCTGAGCCTGCGCTTTCTGCTGCTCTAACATCATACGCATCATCTCAAGTTGCTGCTGTGCTGCTTGCTGCTGCGCTTGCAGGTCAATCTGTTGCTGGCCCTGCTCGACTTTAGCAAAGTTAAGCGCTGTTTCAGATTGAAGCTTGTCATTCTGCGATTGGTATTTAGCCTGAATGTCTGCCGCTCTTAACTGTAGCTCTGCTTGTTTGTTCTGCTCGCCTAGCATATCAGCCTGAGCCTTGGTCATTTCAGCCTGCGCCAACAGCATGGCTGGGTCAGGTTTGTTTTGATTGGCCTGCGCCGCTGCCTGCGCCTGCGCTAACTCTTCCTCACTCATTTGGTCTTGTGGGATTAAGCCTTGGTTAAGCATTGCCTGTCGTGCGCGGTCTGCCAAATCATCGAATCCAGGTGCATCAAGATTCCTAAACCATACGTCTCGGCCAAACTCCATAACAGCAGGGTCAACCTGTGCGATACGTGCAAACTCTTCCGCTGCCTGCTCGCGTTTGCTGCGGTAATTCTGGCCGATTTCGCACACTACGTCGTATTCGCCCACTGATAGGTCGTTAATCGTAACAATCTGGCCGGTCTGCGAGTCAATAACCTGACGGTTAATGTCAACCATCTGACTTGAGCCATCCTCGCCTAATATGCGAATCTGGCGCGTGCTGTCGTAGACTCGAGGAATAGCGTTAACTGTTACGCGTCCTGCGTACAGCAGCATGGCTTCAATGGCCTCAAACCATTTATCAATCCCGTTGTTGCCTTGGTCAACCTGTTTCTCAAGCGCAACGCCTGATTGCAGATTGGGGTTATTACCCATGTTAGCGCCAAACAATCCAGCCGCCTGATTAATGCCGCTGTTGGTCTGGTCTACTAATGTTTGAAGTCCAGGGTTAACAATTGAGCCGCCCATGTATGTCGGCGGGTTCTGACCGGCTACGTGCGTGTATGTCTGCACTGGGTCAAGGTTGGTGTTCATTGATTGCAGCGACTTAAGGTTCCCTGCTGCCTGCTCTTTGGTCATCCAGTACTTAGGACGCGGCGCTAGTGCCGTCTCGATAACCTGCTGGCTGAATGCATAGTTGTGAACGCGCTGAATGTCCATCAGCTTCTCGACAACACCACGCCACAAACGTTTACCTTCACTGACCTTGTAGTTACCATAGCCAACACAGATTGGCAGGAAGTCGAAAACGGTCTCTTCTTCCTCGTTCAGCCACCCGTCATTATCGAAGTAACGCAGATAAAACCGTGATGCGTTGCGTGTGCGGGTATCCTGAACGGTGATGCCTGCCGCTGCTAAGTCGTCAACGATTGACTCAAACTCTTCGTTAACCTGATACACAGAGCCATCAGACATTCTCACAATGTCGATTGGTGATGTCTTTCGATAGTAGCAGCGCCCAACTGTGATGAAGTCGGGCTTTTGCGTGTACACGTTGCTTAACCGGTTGCTGTCAACTGCTGACGGGCTTCTGTCATCGCCTGCAATCTTCTCGAATTCTTCTAAGCTTATGTATTCGTAAATAACACCCCAGTCCGCGTCACTGTGGTCACGCTCATAACTAACAGGGTCAATCCATACGCGGTCAACGGCATCATGAATCGGCTTCCAGAATATATCCTGGTCGAATGCGTCACCGTCAACGTAGTCTGTCACAATCTCAAATGCACCGATGCCGCCCTCGACGATAGAGCGTGCAATGCCTTTCTGCGACGATTGGAACCGGCTAATGTTTTGAATATTGCGCATCAGGCCATCAAGTACCTTGGCCGTGTCTTTTGACGCGTTACCGCCAGCGGGTTTAACCGTTAGCGCAAAGTCACGCTGGTTAATCTCACCGCATATCTGGTCAACGATTGGGTTTACTCTGTCGTCTGTGTAGCGTGGTCGCCCTTTTGTGCGTGCTACAATCTCAGGCTCCCATTGCCCGTCGCGCTTATTGACAAAGTGTGTTGCCTCCCTTGAATGGTCGCGCAAATCCTCATCTGCATCCTGGGACTTCTTCAAATCGGTTTTTAAATTTTCATATTTCATGTGATTAATCCCATAGAGATTCGAATTCAAGTTCTTTGTCATCAACGCGCATTGCTGGCATTTCCTCACCCATTGCTAAACAGTCTGCCATACCAGGCGATTCAATGTCATAACGCCGCTTCATTTCCTCTTTCGACATTAGCTGAATCTTTCCTGTTGGATTTTGTTTGCGCGGTATGCGACAACATTCTGAGCGCAGTTTATCAATTAACGGTATGTCACTACAAATGCTGATTAATTCGTCCGGGTTGATATACTTGCCTTTCTCGACTGCCAGCCACGTTTTGTAAAACCTATCAGCCAGCTTCATATAGTACTGAGCGCGTTTGTTGTAGAACGTCTCACGATTAGTCTTAGGCTTATCTTTGTTGCCTAATGCGTTAATGCCTTCGTAAACAGCGTCTTTGTCGTCAACCTCGTTACTGCCGCGATACATGCGAAGGTCACACTTGATGCCCTCAAACGCCTCACCAACTTGTCTACGCAATAAAGCGCCCATTCCGTCACCATCCCACACAAACAGGTCTGTGTTTTCGTTGATAGCTCTCTGAGTGGCAATATCGCACGCCTCGTTACCGTCTTTCGCGTCAATCTCACCAACGTAGTGATAAACCATGCCTTTGCGAACAGCAATACCTTTACTATCGTTACCTTCGTCAGCGGGGTCGAATGTCGTTACCACTGCGCCGTTAGCCTTGAATCCTAACTTCTCATGCGCATCAATCGCAGCATCAAACCATGCTTTCTTGATAATCGCATTCTCGACGGTTTCGTTATACTCACCGCCCCATATGTGGTCGTATTCTTCACGGCTTAGGTTTTCAAGGTCGTCAAGCCTTTCTTGCTCAAGCTCTGGCGGGAACCAAGGATTATCCTGGTAATTAACCTCAACGACCATGATTAGGTCGTCTTCGTAATAGCCTTTCTCAGCCAGTGCGGTTTCAGCCCTTGCAAGATACTTCTTCGCGATAGCATCTTGTCTGCTGTTGCGGTTCATGGTTATCCAGATTTCCGGCGGGTCGCCGTCTTGACTTGCGCCACTACGCACTGAAGGAGTCAATACCTTTAAGCTTGATTCAGATACGCTTTCACCCTCTTCAATCCACAACCGGTTAACGCCTGCCAATGATTTGAGTGAAGTAATATTGCGGGCCAAGCCTTTGTAGAATATCTCGCCGCCTGACGATGAATTGATATTGTTGTTTGTGACAGTCATACCGCCAACGCCTAAGCGGTCAATCTCTTGCTTTAGCGTCTCATGTACTGAGTCATCAATGGAGTTTTGGAATTCACGCGTACAGCATATCCTTTCGCCGTGGTCACATAGCATTAGCATGATATCGCCAACACCTAATGATTTACCTGAGCCGCGACCACCTACAGCTATCTTAATCCGCTTTGGTTTTGATAGCAGCCAGCTTATCTTTTCGGGTATGCGTACTTGTATTTCACTCATCTTTGTTGTTCGATACCGGAAGTACTGTCCAGCTGTTTATAGGTTGGCCGCCTGACGTTATATCCTGCTTAACCTTGGTGCCTTCTTTGCGGTCAATAACTTTGTGGGCTGTGTTAATGTCATCGTCGTCAAGCGCTCTGTCTATAATGCGTTTAGCCTTCATTGTCACATTATTTTTAAGCGTTTCTTTTCGCTCCGAAAATTCAGGGTTAGCCACACAGTAATCATAAAGAGTTGACTTTGATATGTTGGCATAACAACACGCCTCAAGGTCGCTGCACCCCCAAGTGAAAGCATCTTCTAATTTCTGGATAGTTTCAGGGGTCATTATTGTTGGCCTTCCCGCGCCCATCACTTAACCTCCACTCTGCCAATTACATAATCATTACGTGTTGCTGTGCTGTATGCAAATTTAACGTAATGTCGCCCTATTGCGCCTGCTGTAACAAGCGCCTGAATAACGTTATCAGTGTTACTACCTGTTACCGTCAACGTATCAGACGTAACAGTAAACGAATCAATTGTTTCATCACCCAACCAATCAGGGTCAACAATAAC